TACCGGCGCAAGGTTGCTTATTACTAGGAGCCGAGATGGAACCTGCACTTTATCCTGCGCCATTAGGTCTTGATGCCGCCATGGAAGAACCCACGGAAGTGGAAATTGAGATTGATAACCCAGATGCTATGTCTATATCAGCAGATGGTGTAGAGATTATCTTTGAAGCTGAACGTGAAAGCCCAGAAGACTTCGATGCCAATCTTGCTGATTACATGGATGACCGTGATCTAGCGTCTATTGCTAGTGATCTGATGCAAGACTATGAGACGGATAAATCATCCCGCAAGGAATGGGTAGATACCTATGCTGATGGCCTGAAACTTCTTGGTTTGAAGTACGAGGAGCGTACAGAACCATGGCCGGGCGCATGTGGTGTGTTTTATCCACTACTGTCAGAGGCAGCCGTACGGTTCCAAGCTGAATCCATCATGGAGACTTTTCCTGCCTCGGGGCCGGTTAAGACTCAAATTATTGGATCACTGACTAAAGAGAAGGAAGATGCGGCAGAACGTGTCAAAGATGACATGAACTACCGATTAACTGAAGAGATGCCTGAGTACAGACCTGAGCACGAGAAGATGCTTTGGTCTTTGGCTTTAGCTGGATCAGCATTTAAGAAGGTTTACTACGATCCTTCACTTGGCAGGCCGGTATCTATGTTCATCCCGGCAGAAGATATTGTGGTTCCGTTTGGTGCGAGCGATTTAAGGTCAGCGCCAAGGATTACGCACATCATGCGAAAGACGCAGAATGAGGTAAGGAAGCTGCAACACGCAGGGTTTTACCGTGATGTGGATTTAGGTGAGCCATCTACGGTATTAAGTGAGGTGGAGAAGCGTAAGGCTGAAGAAGAGGGTATGTCAGCCACGATGGACGACAGATATCGCATTCTTGAGATGCACGTTGAGTTGGATTTGCCTGGGTTTGAGGACACCGACAAGAACGGCCCCACGGAAATTGCACTGCCTTATGTGGTAACAATTGATGAAAGCACTAGCAAAATCCTAGCAATTCGCAGGAATTGGTATGAAGAAGATCCGTTAAAGCTCAAGCGGATGCACTTTGTTCATTACCCCTACATACCGGGATTTGGGTTTTATGGCTTTGGATTGATCCACTTGGTAGGAGCTTTTGCCAAGTCAGGTACTTCATTGATCCGTCAGTTGGTGGATGCCGGTACGTTATCGAACCTGCCTGGTGGATTAAAGTCCCGCGGCCTGAGAGTGAAAGGTGACGACACACCGATCGCACCGGGTGAGTTCAGGGATGTGGATGTGCCTTCTGGTTCTATTAGGGACAACATCCTACCGCTTCCTTATAAAGAGCCAAGTCAGGTTCTTTATCAGTTGCTACAGACGATTGTGCAAGAGGGGCGCCGGTTTGCTGCCACGGCTGATATGCAGATTTCGGACTTGTCCGCGAATACGCCGGTTGGTACGACCTTAGCTGTATTAGAGAGGACGTTGAAGGTTATGTCTGCGGTGCAGGCAAGGCTTCATTACTCCATGCGGCAGGAGTTTAAGTTACTTGCAGCGATTATTAGGGACTACGCACCTACTGAATATAACTACGACGTTGATGCACCTGGCGGACGGCTGGTCAAACAGGCTGACTATGACATGGTGGATGTCATACCAGTCTCTGATCCTAATGCAACGACACTAGCCCAACGGGTTACACAGTATCAAGCAGTACTTCAACTGGCTGCACAAGCACCTCAGATCTATGACATGCCTGAGTTACATAAGCGCATGTTGGAAGTCTTGGGTATCAAGAACATTGATAAGTTGATACCTGCTGCCAAAGCAGAGCAGCCACGCGATCCGGTATCGGAGAACATGGCGATTCTTACGATGCAGCCGGTTAAGGCATTCATCTATCAGGATCATGAGGCTCACTTAGCCGTACATATGGCGGCAGTACAAGATCCGATGTTGCGCCAGCAGGTTCAGCAAAACCCCATGGGTGGCCAGATGATGGCGGCGGCCATGGCTCACATTAATGAGCACTTGGCATTCTTGTACCGCAAGCAGCTAGAAGAGCAGTTAGGTGTGCCATTACCACCACCTGATCAGCCCTTGCCGGAAGACTTTGAGGTGGAGATCTCAAGGTTGGCAGCTAAGGGTGCTCAACAATTGTTGCAACTGCACACGGCAGAGGCCCAGCAAATACAAGCACAGCAACAAGCGCAGGATCCATTGATTCAGATGCAGCAGGCTGAGTTGCAGCTTAAGCAGCAGAAGGAGCAAAGAGAAGCGGCCAAGGATCAGGCGGAGATTCAGTTGAAACAGCAAGCGCAAAGCCAGAAAGTCATGTTGGAGCAAGAGCGTATTGCAAGCATGAACAGGATTGCTGAACAGAATATAGCGGCCAAGATGATTGATAAGGCGGCCGATATTCAGCGTGACCAGTCTTTAGCAAGGATGGGCAAATGAATTTCTCAGATGCTGTAGAGATAGAAATTGATAAACATATTGAGTATTTAGAAGCACAACTCTCGCAAGGGAGCATGAAGAGTTTTGAGGAATACAAATTCGTCTGCGGCCAGATTCAAGGTCTTATGGTTGCGAGGCGCATTAATGAAGACCTTGCCAATCGAATGAAGGAATACGATGACTGATATTACTGAGGATACTCAGCCGGAAGCAACGCAACTCCCAGAGCCTACGGGTTATAGGATGTTATGCGCTTTACCAGAGGTAGAAGATAAATTTGCCAATGGAATACTCAAGCCAGATGCGCTTGCAAAGATTGAAGAGTTTAGTACCGTAGTTTTGTTTGTATTAAAGATGGGACCGGATTGCTATAAGGATGCAGCAAAGTTTCCTACTGGTCCATGGTGCAAGGAAGGTGATTTTGTATTGGTACGTGCTTATTCAGGCACGCGTTTCAAGATCCATGGTCGTGAGTTTCGACTGATTAATGACGACACGATCGAAGGTGTTGTTCAAGATCCTCGTGGTTATAGCCGCGCATAAGGGGTATATATGAGTGAAGAAAAGATTGAAGTAGAGGTAGAGGGCGAAACGGAGATTGAGATTGTTGACGATCGCCCGGAGGCGGACAGGAATGCCACGCCATTAAAGGGTGATCCATCTGAAATACCTGAAGATGAGATTAAACAGTATTCAGATAATGTAAAGAAGCGCATCCAGCATTTAAAGCATGGGTATCACGATGAGCGCAGGGCCAAGGAAGAGGCGCAGCGTGAGCGTGAGGCGGCAATTGCTTATGCAAAACAAATTGCGGATGAGAATTCAAAGCTGAAAGAGAAGCTCACTACGGGTGAAAGCACGTTAATTAAAACGATGCAATTAGCCACGGAGAAAGAGTTAAATGAAGCTGAACGAGGTTATAAAGATGCATTAGATAGTCAGGAATCTGACCGCATATTAGCGGCACAGAAGGCATTAAATATTGCCATGCTGAAGGCTGACAGGGTTAAAAACTTCAAACCTGCGCCGCCACAAGCAGCACCTGAGTTGCCAGTGCAACAAAATCCTGCTTATAATGTTCAGCAGAATACTTATCAGGACCGCAAAGCAGAAACCTGGAAGGCCAATAATAAATGGTTTGGTCAGTCAGGCGAGCCTGGGGTAGATGATGAGATGACGTTTTACGCCATGGGCCTGCATAAAAAGCTCACTCGGGAAAATGGCGAACATTACGCATTGACGGATGAGTATTACGAGAAAATAAATTCTCGCGTGAGGGAAAAATTCCCTGAGTACTTTGGCGATCAGGAGCCGCCAAGGGAAAAAGCAAAGCCTCCTGCTTCGGTGGTTACTCCGGCAACGCGCAGCTCGCCACCTAAAAAACTGAAGCTGACAGCCTCAGAAGCTAATACAGCTAGAAGGTTGAATGTTCCGCTTGAAGAATATGCCAAACAAGTGGCAAAACTACGCATGGAAGGAAAGATATGAGCCGCGAATCCAGAGAAGCACAGACCCGTGAAACCACGGAACGTCCTAAGCAATGGAAGCCGCCCAGCTCATTGCCTGATCCTTTACCGCGAGATGGTTGGAGGCATCGTTGGGTACGCACCTCAACACTGGGGCAATCTGACGCAAGGAATGTAGCCAGCCGTCACCAGGATGGATTTGAACCATGTAAATGGGAAGAATATCCAGAAGTAACTCGGGCATTGCTCGCAACCGGCGCTCAAACCGGAAATATTGAGATTGGTGGATTAATGTTGTGTCGTGCTCCCGTGGAGATGGTGGATCAGCGTAATACCCATTACCTGAAACAAGCCAACGACTGGATGAAGAGTGTGGACAGCAACTTTATGCGCGAAAATGACCCACGGATGCCACTGTTTAATGACAGGCGCACTGAGGTCAAATTCGGTAAAAGATAACCTCATTTGGAGTAACTCAAATGGCTTA